AAAAGAACGGTGAAGATAAGATTGTAGCGGTTGAAGATAATGAAGAAATGGTTAATCCATTTGGCACGTTACCGTTTGTCTATTTACACAACGGTTGGCGTGATGAAGAATTCTTTGATAAATACACTGGTGATGATTTAACTGGTGGTACAATTGATATGGCAGTTCATCTAACATTTTTAAACCATATTATCAAAACACAATCGTTTAAACAACTGGTTGGTAAAGGTGACAATGTGGGTGAATTGCTCGGACAAGTTCTTGATCCGTTAAGCATACTAACGCTTACTGGTCAAAACACAGAGATTAGTGTTCTTGATTTACAATCCAACTACGATCAATTACATAAGGTGGCTCAAGAGTTAGCAAACAACTTGGCTATTAGTTACGGTGTTTCACCATCTCAATTTAGAATGACATCTCAAGCAAGTAGTGGTTTCGCATTACAAATGGAAAACCTTAAACTTGATAGATTTACTCTGGAACAACAAGCAGACTTTAAAGTGTATGAACAAGAGTTGTTCAGTATGTTGAAAGTAGTATCTGATTATTATGGTAAACCTATTGGTGATGGTGATATGTCTGTTGACTTCCAAGAACCTAACTATCCATCAAGTGAAGCAGAACAATTAAATATAGACCAATCAGCAATTGATATGGGATTAACTTCGCCACATAAAGTATTGATGCGTAACAATCCAGACTTAACAGAAGAAGATGCTCGTGTTGATGTTGATGATAATATCAATGCTCGTAATGAAATGCTTAATAAGGTTAAGACTGGTGGTTCATTGACTGATACTATGTCAGCACTTGGATTAAATGCCAACGCTTGATGCTATATATACTCAATCTCAAGGCGATATAGATAAGTTCATTCGTCAGTTTGATGGTGAGATAGAAAAGATATTTGAGCGTGTTCAACGCATAGCACAAACTAATCTTGCTGGTATATCAACTAATGATGTATTACAGTATGAGTTTGTTTGGCGTGAATCATTAAAAGAAGCAGGTTATTACACATTAGTTAATGACTTGATTGATACCCAGTTTGATTCAATCTATAAAGGCACATTAGAAGCGTTTGATGCTGGTGGTTTAAAGACTGCTTTCACAGTAGAAGATGCCACAAAGATTCAGATACTTAAACAGATGAAGCGTGATTTCTTTATTAGGCTTGGTGATGATGTTGGCTTATCGGTTAAGCGTGAGTTATACAAGTATGTTATTTCAGATGCTTCGTTAGATACAATGACTGCTGGTATTGCTGAAACATTAACTGGTTCTAACCTTGCTAAGTATTCACAGACTTATGCTCGAACAGCGATTAAAGACTTCCAACAAGAAGTGATTGATTTAAGGGCAGCAGATATTGACGAGGGTGTTTGGGTATATGTGGGCGTTAATGATGGTCGCACTAGACGATTCTGCCGAAATGTATTAAAGCGTAATAGATATTATGACGATAGTGATAAGAGTCGTATAGAAAACGACCAAGATAGGCATTATAACTGCCGTCATAGATTCTATAAAATGAGTATTGAAGAAGCGGAAGATAGTGGGTATAAAGGTAACTAAAACGCCTAATTGGGGCAAGTATCGTAAGCGTATTAAGAACGCTGATACTAAACTGTATTCAATTGCTGAAAGTATTATTGTTGGTATTATTAAACGAACTCAATCTGGCAGAGATAGAAACAAGAAAGCATTTAGAGGTTATTCAAAGGCTTATCATAAGACTGGTACAGTTAATCTAACTGAAACTGGAACTATGCTTCACGCTATTGATCGTAAGAAGATTGCTGGTGGTGTTAGATTACACTTCCCAAATAGCAATGAAAGTACAAAGGCTTTCGGAAACCAAGTAACTTATAAGCGTAAGTTCTTTGGTTTGGATAAGACACAGAAAGAAATGTTGAAACAAAAATTAGGCAAATATATTGTAAAAACAACAAGATAGTGTTATTATTAAACTACTTTTTATAAAAAGAGGTAAACTCAAATGGCTGACGAGCAAACGGAACAAGTCGAAACTCCTAAGACTGAAAATGAGGTGGTTATATCACAATCTAAACTTGATAAACTAATAGACAAAGGCTTTAGCAAAGGTGCGAACCGAGCAAAGACTGAACTGGCAGACATATTAGGTGTAGATTCAATCGAACAAGCACGAGAGTTAATCAATGCTAAACGTGAAACAGATGAAGCCAACAAGTCCGATTTGGATAAGGCGGCAGAGTTGATTCAAACATTGAATAGTACAATTGATGGCTTGGAAAGTAATAACAAAATGATGGTTGCTGATATGGCAGTCCAGAAAGTTGTTACTGAAAATGGTATCAAAGATGCTGATTACTTCAAACATCTATTAGCACAAGCAAGTGCTACTGATGACTTTGACCAATCAACATTTATTGAACAATTAAAAGGTGATAAACCTTACTTATTTTCTGGTGGTGAAGTACAACCAAAGAAAGTCGATGCGACTTCAAACCGAGCATCTTTAGATGTTGGTGAACGAGTTAAATCCGCTAAAACTATGGCTGAACTATACGCACTCCAGAATGAATTATAATTTCTTAGGAGAAATAAAATGGCTGTAAATACTAAATCACTACTATCGGATTCGGTAGTAGATTTAATGAATCAAGCGGTTATCGTATCTGGTAACTCTTACAACAAAGTTGATGCTTACGCTACTATTCGTCAAGACGATATGGCTTCATCAATTGCTTTCACTGTATTCTCACGTATGTCGGCGGCAACTACGCCACTAACTGACGGTACTGAAGCAACATCAACAACAATGACTGACACCAAAGTTACTTTAACTATGGCTGAATATGGTGCGGTAATCACTTCAACTAGCTTGGCTAATATTGCTACTGCTGGTAAAGCTGACTTAGCATCTGCTGAATTAGTTGGTGTAAACCTTGGTGAAACAACCGACAAGTTAGGTCTTGCTGCTCTTGAAGCTGGTACTAATACTATCGCTGCTGATACTGCTGGTACTTTAGATAACCTAGACTTACGTGAAGCATATACTGCTTTGGCTAACGCTGGTATCGCTAAGTTCCCAGATGGTCGTTTTGTAGCATTTGTTAATCCAGCTCAAGTATCTGATATTAAAGGTGATTACATTACTATTGCTCAAAACACAGATATTGGTCAAGCGACTTCTGGCATCGTTGGTGCTTTAGAGGGTTTTACTATTGTTGAAGATTCTAATGTTACGGCTGGTACTGCTGTTTGTTTCGGTATGAACGCACTTGGTAAGGCTGTTGCTATGAATCCAATGCTTGTTATTGCTGAGGGTAATGATAATTTAAATAGAAAAATTAACGTAGGTTGGCATGGAATTTTGAAATATGGAGTTATCGACCAGAACGCACTTCGCGTATTAACTGGAGTTTAATCAAATGACAAAGGCAGCAAGTAAAAAAGCAGATGCTAAAAAGACTTCTGCTAAATATCAATTGAAAGCACTTCGTGATGGCTCTCACGGCATTGATGGTGGTATCTATACTTATAAAAAGTATGACATCATTACTTTATCTAAGAAAGGACACTTCGATTCTATGAAAGAATTGGCGTGTTTTGACGAGGTATAACAATGGCTTGGGTGCTTAAAAATGCAGACATCATTGCGGCACTACCAATATTGGCTGATCACTATGAAAAGGCTGACAGTGGCTCAACTACAACACTTGTATCTGCCCGTTTAACGGACTTGATTCAAGCAGAGATAGTTGGTGCTACTATTGGCTTTATTACTGGTGATAATGCTGGTGTTGATGCGACTGTTACTTCTTATACTGATTCAACTGGTACATTCGGTTTCGGTGCGGTATCAAATGCGGTGGATTCATCTACTGGGTTTGGTATCGTTTATCTTGATTACACAACTTATATTGATCGTGCTTATGACATTATCAAGAACGAGTTACGTAATAGAGGGTTAGACATTGATTTATTCTTAACAACTGCTCAAGTGAAAGAACTTCATTTGACCAAGTGCTTAGAGTTAATCTGTATGTCTAAACGACAAGATGCTGATACTGATGATATTTATCACGAATCATACTTAGTCTTTAAGGAAAACTACGAAAGTGAGTTGACCACAATAAAGGCTGATTATGATACTGATGAAGATGGTACTATTGATGATTCAGAAGAAAAACTGTCAAATCAAGTGGTATTAGTCAAATGATAAGTCTGCTTAAAACAAAAGGCTATAAATTGACAAAGAATGACACGGTCAATAATCGTGAGTTTCGTGAATCAATCAAATCTTATAGTATTAATGAAGAACGGTCATCATTCGGTGAACAAGTTTATGATTTATTAGAACAGTTTGAATTGTTCTTAGATGAAAGACTTTATACCGATAAGAAGATGAAAGCAATTCTTGATGCGACAAGAGATGAAAGTATTGATGAAGTTACGGTTGATGTTGAACAACAAGAGCGTGGATATTTGATTACATTTACAACAATTAAACAAGGAGTTACATAATGGCAATTATAGGACATACTGGTAGTGTAACAGTGGCTTCTGGTGCTATGGGAAACGCGAAAGCGTGGTCTTTAGACATCAGTCAAGAAACTGCTGACATTACCGACTTCGGTTCATCTGGCTGGAAAGAATCTGCTGCTACGCTTAATGCGTGGTCTGGTTCAATCACAGCAATCTTTGATGCTTCTGGCACAGCAGAGGGTGCGTTACAAACTGGCTTAACCGCTGGTTCAAGCGTTGCTCTTGATTTACAAATGGGTGGTGGTACTGGTTCATACGATAAGTATTCTGGTTCAGCAATCATTACTGGTCAAAGCGTTACTAACGATGTGAATGGTATTGTAGAAGTTACCTTTAATTTTGAGGGTACTGGGGCAGTAACAATCGCATAAGCGAAAACCAACTAAAGGGCTTTAATTAGCCCTTTTTCAATTATGGATAAATTATTAAAAGCATTAGAGAAAGAGTCTAAAGATATTCGTTCGGCTGATATGGTAGTTAATGGAAAGATACATCAAATCTATTATCGCATTATGTCTGGAGATGACCACGCAAGAGCGTTAGAGTTATCAAAGAAAACCAAGAATATTAAAGAAACAGACGGATCAACAACTGAATTAACTTACTATGATGATGATTTACTTCGATGTCACATTATCTATTTCCAGTTACTCGATAAAGACGGCTCTCGTGTTTTTACTGATTTACCTAAAATACAATGGATTAAAGATAACATTACCTACGAAACTGCCAGTTACTTAGCAGCAGTTATGGGTCTTAAATCTGTAAGCGATATAGTAGAGGAACAACAAGAAGCGTTAAAAAAGATGAATGGCTAAAGGCAAAGGCATATCTTGCTTTTGAACTTCATAAGACCATATCTGAAATTAACGCCTTACCAATGAATGAAATTGGTACACTATTAGCATACAAAATCCAAGCGAATAAGGAACAAGACGATGGCTAATGAAAGAATTGAACTTGATATTATTGCTAAAGGCAAACCAGCCGAGAAAGCAATCAAAGGCGTTGAGAAAAAGACCAAAGACTTAGGCAAGACCAGTAAGCAAACTGGCGAACAAACCGATGGTATGTTATCCAAGATGAAACTTGGTTGGATTGCTGTTGGTGCTTCAGTTGTTAAAGCAACTACTGCCGCAGTATCATTTGAAAGAGCATCTATTGGCTTAACAAAGGCTCAAAAGGCGTGGGCGATGGAAACATCACTTGCCACAGAAATACAAGCCGAACAAGTCGCTGGATTCTTAAAGTCTGCTCAAACTGCTGGACTTAATGAAGAACAAATGAAAGACTTGGCTACTCAAGCCATTGCTTTAGGTTACGCGTTCCCACACGAACAAGCAGAAACATTACACGACAATCTTGTTATGTTAGCCAAGACTGGTGAAGCACAAGGTTTTGTTGTTGATATATTAGAGCAAAAGTATGTTGGTCTTGGTGATGAAATAAGCACATTAGACTTAAAGACTAAGTCTTGGGAAGAAAAGTTAAGGCTTGTTAATGAAGTAGTACAAGAATCCCAACGCCAAATGGACGCTTCTAAGTTCAAAGAATATCACGAGATGATAGGCGAGATCAATAACTCATTTACTGAATTAGGAACAACACTTATAACGCTTGGTAGTGATGGTAAAGGCTTCTCTTTTGCTGCCAATGCTGCTGAAACATTTAAGAATGTCATCTTATTTATTGCTGCTGGAATTAAACAAGTAGTTGGTGATTTAGGTACGCTTGGTGAATATCTTGGTATCTTTGAAGAAAAGATGGTTGTATTAAATGATACTCAAAAAGAACAACTATCAACAGAACAGAAATTAGCAAATTTATCAGCGTTTAGAATATCATTAGTCAAAGAATTAACTATTGCTACTGGAAGTCATAAAGAAGCAGTAGAACGACAAATATCAATTATTGATAAACAAGTAGAGGGATTAACTAAATATGGTGATGCTCATTATTATGTTAAAGAGCAAATCAAACTATCCAGAGAAGAACACGAGAAACTTAAAGAAACAGTCGCAGCGAACGAGGGTATGTGGGACGGTGTTAAAGGCGGATTAGAAGAATACATCAAGACTGGTAAAGATGCCAAGAAACAACAAGCAGAGTTCGGCAAAGTAGGTGGTAAGATTGCTCAAAATATGGAAGATGCCTTTGTCAATATGGCGATGGGCGTTAAAACATCTTTCAAAGATATGGCACGTTCAATCATTGCGGATTTAATCCGTATTCAAGTAAGAAAGAAGATTGCTGGTTTTCTTGGTGATTTCTTTGATAGTGGAACTTCTTCTAATCCGCCTACAACTAAACATACTGGTGGTGCTATTGGTTCAACGAGAATACCATCATTCCATCAAGGCTTTAGATCAGACGAACGACTTGCTAAGTTACAAGTTGGCGAAGCAGTAGTTAATCGTGCTGGTGCGGCAAGAAACGCCAGAGCAATTGATGCTATGAACGCTGGTATGGCAGTTGGTGGTGGTGGCGATACACAGATAGCAAATATAACATTTGAAGTAAGAGCATTTGATTCTGCTTCATTCCAACAAGGTATGGTTGAAAACCGTGCTACAATTGTTGGCGTAGTTCGTCAAGCATTTAACAGAAATGGTAGGTCAGTAGCATTATGAGCGGAACATTCCCAACAACTCCAGAAGCCAGTTCAATAAAAATTACTGGCATTAGTCCAACATTAACAAGCATTACTCATTCATTAAAAAGACAAGCCAGAAAGAGGGGCGGTCAAAGATGGTTAATCGAAGCGGGTTATCCACCAATGAGCAGAACTACATTCGCACCATTATGGGCGTTTGCTCAAAAACAACAAGGACAATACGGTACTTTCACATATCAACCACCAATTTATAAAGATACATCTGGAACGGCAACTGGAACATTGTTAGTCAATAATGCTTCTGGATATGTTGCTGGAAGTACATCAATAACTTGTGATGGTTTAACTGGAACTT